CAGTTTCCCAGCGCTTCTCAACCAATTTTGCATGAATTTTTAATGAATTATGAATGTGCGAATATGAGTGAAATGTCCGTCTTTGTCAATGGTCTTTCAAATTCTTTCAATACTTGTTTACTGAACTTACCACGAATCGTGATTGAATCTTCAGTCGATTCGCAATCGAAGAATTGATTCTTTGGAATCCGTCCTTCATCGGTCACCAGTTCGGGCAATGGGTGAATTGCTCGAAGGTATTCTTCGTCAAGTTGTGACCACCACCGTTTGTGTTCTTTCAATGCATGAATCACGCTGGAATGATCCCGGTTAAATAGTTCACCAATTTCACGCAAGCACAACCGTGAACGACAATGAAGGATGTTCATGAGATAGTAACGCTTGTAAACTGTTTCGCGTTTTCGACATGGTTTATTTAACTTGAATTCGGAAATTAGTTCTTTGATGTCTTCGTTCATTCTAAGTAGTTTTTTAATGCTTTCCAAAAGTCAAGCGGTTCATACAATTTTATTCCTTGTCCTGAAGAATAGTAATCGTCCATGTCAAGATTCCATTTGATCCAGCTAAGGTCTTTTTCGATTTGACTTTTACAATAATTTGTTCCCATTCTTTCGTTGACTTTTCGCTGAATTTGTTTTCCGGAATGAATCTTCAAATCATTCAACAATTCAACAATAATGTAACATCGTTTCAATTGTGGTATTTTCATATCTTTTGAATTACAAAGTGACCATAAATGTGCGTTCCCAGTTTATTGAATTCGTTCATTTTCCAGCGACAAAGCGCTTTCGTTGGGAATTCATAAGATTCGGCAAGCCGGGATTCATAAAAATAAAGTAGTTTATACATTTCTTAATAGTTTAATTTCACATATTTTCAAGTAAAGCTGGACGTCGAACGAACCACCTTTGTCGTTCGTGAAGCTTTGACGCGACCACCACCGAACCATTGTCGGCAATGTCATTTGTTGTTTTGGTTTTTGTTTAGAATTTGTCTTCATTTGATTGTTGAATTTGTTGTTGTTCCCAAGCGTGCCATTTCCAGCGTTCTTCGTCCGACATGAATTCATGTGCGTCGAATGCGAAGGTGTCTTCAAGAATTTGTCGTTTGACTTCGTGTTCCAGTTCTTTCCATTCTTGTTCGGTCAGGATGTAATCGATTTCGATTTCACCGATGTGTTGTGTCGTCCACACGTCTTCGAATTGAATGGTCACGTCAACGATGTCATGGTCAAGACATTTCACGTCAACGAAGCTGAACGAACCTTCACCGAACTTGTCGAAATCGAATTCAAATGTGAATGAAGAATGGTTGTTGTCGAATGTTACTTTCATAAGAGATAAATTAAATAAAGTGATAAAATTGCAAAAATCGTCATTAAGGCGCTAAACTTTACGAATTCACCAAGTTGCTTCAGGAATTCTTGTGCTTCAGGATCTAAATTTTTCATTGTTCTTCGATTTGTAGTTTATCAATCAAGTTGCTAATCACACACCATTGTGCGATTGTTCGTTTTGTTCCTTCGTCTTGACGACCGAAGGCGTCAACCATTTCATTCATTTCTTCACGAAGTTCACGTTCTTCACGAAGAATGATTTCAATCATTTGTTCTTTGTTCATAATTCAGTTATTTGATAAGTTGATAAGTCGTTGATGTTGCTGGTCGCAATGTAAAGTTGCGCGTAAACTTCAGCGCTTTCGATGTTTACGAATTCATCCACTTTCGTGAACAATTCGTTCTGGTCGTTGTCTTGAAATTCAATTCTAAATTTTTTCATTTTGTGTTTTTTTAATTGTTTAACGTGGTGAAATTACAAAATGTTTCATTCGTGCAAAACTTTTGACACATTTTTTTTTAATTATGCACAAATTTAGAATGATTCTAAATAAGATAAGTGGTAATTAAACTCCTAAAAGTGTGGTGAATTGTACTTTTTAAGGGTGAAAATCACTTAATTAAGCACATAAGCTGAAATAAATTCCGCAAAAATAAGGTGATAAACTTAAAACAAATGTGTCAATCGAGCGATTTGACCGTGTTCTTTGTGATGAATGAAACCTTCAATCGCCTTCGGCGCGTGTTGGTAGCCATTTCGGTGATGCCATGAATCCGTTCCTGAAGGTGAACGCAAAGATTCAACCGTGACACCGATGAAATCTTTTGCAATTTTGTGATGAACGTGATGTGTGTAGACGTAACGGTGTTTCGTTTGCGACCATTCAACCGGGAATTCTTGTGCCATTAACAAAGGTAGGTCCTGAAGCTTCGCGCCGTCGCCGTGTGTTGTTCCGATTAAACTTGTCCCGTAGTGAAACGCTTTGCGATGTGAAATTGAACAATCGAATGTAATGTTCGGACAATTCCTGAACCATGATTGAATCACGTCCGCAAGGAAAAAGCCGTTTGTGTAGTCGTGGTTCGAAGGATTAAAAGTGAAATGTACGTCCGCAATCGTCACCAGCTTTTCAAGGATGTCAACGTAAAGCCGTTTCGCGTTTAGAAAATTTTCGTACCACATTCCGTCGGTGTCTTGTGGTGTTCCAGCGGTCGTTTGTCTTTTCGGTGTGTCGATGTGAAGGATGTCATTGCCACCAATAAAAAGAATCTTTTCAATCTGGAATCCGCTTGACTTGTCAAGAATTCCTTGAACACCTTCATGAACGCGTTTAACCGCGATTTGTTGATTGTAATCTTCGCCCGTTTCAAAGGATGTCGCCAGCTTTCCGATGTGAATGTCAGCTGGATCAATGACAAGCAAATGACCTTCGGTTGATTGTGTTCGTTTGATTTCTGGATAAACTGGTGAATGTTCTTGAATCGATTTGAGAATGTCAACCTTCAGGTTTTCCAGTTTCTTAGATTCTTGGTTTTCGAAGTCAGGATTCTTGAAAAACAAGCTGGTGTTCTTTGATTTCAACCAACCGTGTTTTACGGTCTTCAAGTCAATATCTTGTTCATCGCATTCATTTCGAATGGCGCGATATTGTTGAACCACCTCGTATTCATCTGTGGTCAACCTTGGTCGAAATCTTATCATATATATTTGAAGAATAATTGAACGCGCGCAAGGAACGTGCTATTCAAAACAATTCGAAGAATGAAACCAACCACGAAAGCAATCAAGACAACCCACCAGTTCGTGCGGTATTTCACGACTTGTGTCGCCTTCGCTGTTTTCCATTGTGTTTTTCCTTCGATTCGAAGTGTCTTCACGCGTTCCTTATATTCGATTCGTGTCTGGAATCTGGTCTTTGGAACGTAAACATTTCGAAAATTGATAACCGTGTCTTTCGTGGTGATAAACTTTTCCCAAACAATCGTATCATTTTGGATCACTGGAAATGAATCAAGCGTTGTGATTCGAATCGTGTCGGTGTCTTGAATCAATTTTGCGCCATGTTTAAGAGCTTTTTTCACGTGATATTGCGCTTTCCTTTCCGATGAACACGAAACGACGGCTAAGGTGATTAAAATGGCGTAAATTATTTTCATAAGTTCTTCAGCATTTCGATTAAACGTGGACACGGATAAACATCCGACTTGTCACGACGAACCGAATTGTGTGTGTAAATTCCTTTTTCATTCTTCAGCGCGAACAAATCAATGTCCCAAATGGATTCGTTGTAATCCATAGGAATGTCGTATGTTTCGCAAAGGTAGGTCACAACCTTTCGTGTCGATTCGATTTGTTCGTCGGTGTATTTGAACCAGAACTTGTGACCTTTGAATGGTCGTTCCAGTTCAGTCACCATTGACGAAGGAACAACGCGGTTGACGTAGTTGTAAAATTTACCGTTCACTTGTTTCAAAGGTCCCCAGTTTGTCAATTCTATTCCGATTGATGTCTTGTTCAGGTCAAGAAAACGTAATTTATTTAACCTGAAGATTTCCGAACCAACACCCAAGTGCCACGCCCAGTGTTTCGAAGAAAAGCATTGAACGATTTCGCCACGTTCACCAACCACGAACGCGGTCGCAATCTTCGAAGAATTTGAATTCCAGAATCTTGAAACGCTTCGAGCGTCACCACCACCAGCGGTGTGATGAAGATATACTTGTGTTTTTGGATGTTCTTCAGCTATGAATTGTCCCGGTGACAATCGTTCTTGAATTAAATTCAAATCGTTTACTTGAATTCGTCCCATTCTTTGTGTTTTGCTGTTAAGAATTCTTTGAATGATTTCAATACGTCCTTCTTTGTTACATCGAAATAAGATTCATTAATTGATTTTAATTCAACGAACACGCAAAAGAATGTGAACGCCTTGGTCAACACAAGGTCAACCGAAATAAACAAGCCAATCAAGTCGGCAAGAACATACATTTCAAGGAAAAAAACGGACACAATGGCGCCAGCGTAAAGCAATGTTTTCGACACGGTTCGTTTGAATCCAGTTGACCGCAATGGATATTTCAATTTTTTACTTCGCCAAACACCGACCGCAAGGTCAAGCCAGATAAAAAAAATAGTTATTGCAACCATTCCTTTCACTGGTGCGAGAATTGATAAAAAAGAAACGCCAAGTAAAGTCAAGTTAGTTTTCATTGTTCATTTGATTGTCATGTAATTCACTAAAGATTTGATATAAATTAAAAAGAAACAACGTCCAGCCGAACATGATCATGGAAAATGAATCACTATACCACAACGACAAAGCGGTTGCGAAGCTTGCAACATAGTAAGCAATTCCAATGAATCGAATGTGGTCTTGATTAATCATTGCCGAATGAATAATTGTCCATAGGAATTTGACACCAATCTTCGTTGTCGTAAACGTTCATCGCGATGTTCATTGTCCAGCCAGCCGTGACGTCGTGTGAACGGTTGATGAATGGTTGCGTCGCCATTGTTCCAGTGACATCAAGGAAATCTTCGAAGCGCCATTGCTTCAAAATGACGTGAATATCTTTGCAAATGGACAAACAATCGGAATGAATTTCGTTTATTTGACGATATTCTTGAATGTTGTATTTGTCAGCAATCGAAATGATTGCGTTGACCTGAACACCGAAGTCGTTAATTTGTCCCGGTTGTAAGGTGACAACCATTAAAGGATAGTCAATCGCGTCGCGTGACACCGCATCAAGATAGTCGCCTTGAAAGAAGCTGTTGATTTGTCGATGTTCGGTCGCAATTATTTCGAATTCCTTCATTAACTGGTTTAACGTTCTTTCCATTCTTCAGGTATTTGTTCAGTTTTTCAATGTCTTTTTTGCTTGGTGTAAAGCGTTTATTCATACGATCCAATTTAACGGCGAATAACCAGTGTTGTCTTTCGTTACTTTTTCATGACACATCGAAGGTGATCCACAACAATCAATGTATTCAGGATAATTGTCGCCGTTGTCGTCCATAAGAAAACCGATTAAACGTTCTTTGTAAAATTGTGCATCCTTCAAAAGTTGGTCACGCAAAACGTAAGTATCTGGTGTGTTGTTTGCTGAAATGTTTTCGTCGTTCACACGTCCGACCGTTTTGTTCGTCAGCTTTTCATTCAATAGTAACGCGCAACGGTAGTCCACATAAGCGACCAAACAAGGAACGACGTAATCATTCATCAATGTCAGATAAGTCGGTGACCATGTGTTGTTTTGAACGCGCAACAATAACGCTTTGTAAAGCGGTGTTCCGAGCGCTGGTTGAACGTGGATGTCTTGACTTCGACGAATCGCAACCGCGAGAATTTTCGTGTCGGTGTTTTGGTGAATCAATCCAAGTTTTTTAAGATTCTCGACGGAAAGTAGGTAGTTCATATTTATTGTGCAATTACAAGTTGTTGAATCCATTCGTGACGGCAAAACGGTGTCGTCGCGCCCGTGTCTGGATTTGTATACCAGCCACCACGGTAACGCCACACATCGCGGTCAACCCGAACGGAAATGTTGTCAATGTCTTGACGGGAATAACTTCGATTCAATTCGATAAGCTTCACGCAAAACGCGCGTGATTGCGTAATCGGATCAGGAACATTCGGACGTGTTCGATAAGTGTAACGAACTTCGAACCTTGAAATCGGAATGTCAAGGTTTTCAATTACTGACTTTCCCAGCGTGTTGACGTCACCCCCCTTGGTAAGTATTTCAAGTTCACGAAGCGTCGCAATTCTTTTGGCAATGTCTTCGACTGAAGTGTTCAACGCCTTCGCGATTGATTCGCTTGATTCACCGTCGGAAAGTAATTTCAAAACGTCCTTGTCGGCGCCAGTCAACGTCGCTGAAATTTCGCCAACCTTGTCAAATAGTTGTTTACTTCGTGAAAATACTTGTTCGCTTGGTGTGTCCCATTCAATCGCTTCGGAATGAATCACGATGAACTTGTCATTTGATTCACCGAATTGTTCGAACACCTTTATTTCGTCGTTGCTGAAGTTGTTGTTGTGACATGACTGAACAATCGGTGTCGGTGTTGTGATTGCTGGTGTCGGAACGTCCTTCGGCAATGGATCAACGTCACGAAGTTTAACTTGACCAATATAACCACCAAGTTCAAGCATTAAATTCAGCATCCATTCAATTCGTCTTTGCTTTGTGTTGACGTAAGTCGCTTTGAAAATGTTGAATAAATCACCGCTTTCAGCTGAATTGAATGAACCTTCAAGACGTACACCGAATAATTGCGGTGAAGTAATCGCGTGCGCCACAAGGATGTTTTGTTGCACGCTTTTTTCAGTCGCTAAATATCTTTGGTCAAGGTTGTTACCATTCAAAGACATGACCGTCGGCGCTTCGTCTTGACCATTCGAGAATGTCAAAATGATTTCACCAGCGTCTTCGACCGATTGTGACCGACCTTTGACATTGTCCTTCAGTCGATTCAATTCTTCGGTTGTTTCTGGATAACCTGAAGGAAAGTTGATAAGCGTCCCGGACTTGAATCCGTTTTGCAATTCGTACATGTGAAATTTTGAAATGTCCACGTCGGTTTGAATCGCGGTGATTCCGCCATAATAAGACGGTTTAGGATATACACCTAATTCTTTTCGACCGCGAAGGTGCGGTTCTTTGTAGTAAAGAATGAATGAACCAGTTCGGTTGTCCTTGTCGTAAGCTGGTAAAATTCGAAGGTTTGTTTTTTCAGGTGATTGATTCAATGCCAACCAGTCGTCGGAAATAAAATAGGTTCTTTCATCAACCGACGCGCGAATCATGTCAATCGGAATGTGTTCCCACATTACAACCTTCGTTTGTTCCTTGTTCCAAGTTCCTTTGACCGCCATTCCGCCGAACAATTCTTGGTCGAACGCCAGTCGTTCAGCGATTTCATTCATGTCGAAGTCGGACCATTTGTTGTCGATGAATGGTTGAACCATTCCAGAAACGATTTCAAGACCACCGCCAGCAATGTAAAAAGTTTTGTTTTTCAGGATTCCTTGGTGATAAGCTGAACCATTGTAAAGGTCAACCAAGAAAAACGGATAGTCGTTCTTTTTACCCCATTTCGTAAATCCGAGTGAACGGTCTTTTTCTTCTTCAGGTTTGATAAATTCCTTTCGAAAAGACAAAGAAGTAATTTTGTTATTCATATATATTGAAATAAATCGGTGAATCGTATTCGTAACTTGGTGAATCCGCTTCAATCACGTGAGCGCGTCCAGTTTCAACCAATCCTTGTGATTGCGCTGGATCAAGATTCGCTGGTGAAGATTGTTGATAAATGTTGTAAATGTAAAAGCCGTCGTAAATGAAAGTAACATCAACGCCGTCAATCAACACGAATTCATCGTATCTTGGAATTCCTTGTGAAATGTTGTTCAAGACACACGTTTGCGTGTTGAACGATTGTTCATGAATGAATTCAAATAAGTAATTCGGATTCGGAATTGTTGTCAGTTCCGTCACCGTCACCACCAGCGGTGTTGTTCCGTTTCTTTGTATTTTTAACATTCTCTTTTTTTACAAGGTTCGGTTTTTCAAATTCGTAAATGTCTAAAATTCCAAGCGACAAATACATTTCACCTTTGTCAGCTTCAATTTTGACGTATCGTTCAAGCGTTGGTGACCAACATTTGCAACCGATAAATTCTTTTTTTATTTCCATGCGACTAAATTAAACAAAAAAAAGGGACGGGACAACGCCCATCCCCCTTAAAATTGTGGTAGTTAAAATTAGATTGAAGGTGATTGTTGTGCTAACAATGAAGTATAAACGTTTGTAGCAACGTCAGGAACTTCATCGTTTTCCATTCCGCGCATTACAATCACGTGACCTTTTCGGTCGCTTTTCAACACGCCTGAACTGTATTCATTCGCGTCGGCAACCTGAAGACCTTCACCAAGACCAAGCGCAACAATTGTTCCGTCAGCGTTTTCAACCAAACAAACACATTCGTTTTGTGCAAGTAAGTGAATTTCCGCGCGAAGTTCTTTTGAATCGCTTGCAAGGATCATTGAAAGTTCATGTTCATACCAAAGTGTTCCGTTGTTTTTGTCAACGCGAACTGGTGCGGTGTAACTTGATAAATTTGACTTTAATTTGTAAAGGAATGTTTCACCAGTTACGGTGATCGAAGTCAATTCATTTGTTAATGGCGAAACAATCGCACCTGAAACCGCACCCAAAGGGAACAACAACACCGATTTGATTCCGCCTTTCCCGTTGGTACACGTTCTGTCGTTGTACCCGGTTGTCATATTACAAGACATAATTTTTTATTTTTTTAAGTTTAACAAATGGCGCACCGAAATGCGCCGTTAATTTTGTTGATTATAGTCCTTCGTATGTTCCGACTTGATTCAAGAAAGGTACTTGAACACCAGCGCGGAATTTAGAACGTAAATAAATCACATCGTCATCGAAAGAATACCACAAGTCGTATGATTCGAAGTCACTTGACAAGTCAGTTCCGAAGAAGAAATGTGAAGCGCGACCAGTATATATTTTAGTCGTTCCGTTCAATCCGTTTACCTTAACAACACGCATGTTTGTTCCCGGTAAAAGCAATTCGCTCAAAGTCGCGATTTGTGTTGGATTGTAGTTGTACAAGTTCAAGTCAACCAAGTTCTTTAATAAGAAGTTGAAATTCTCGCGACCAGTGAAACAAATGAAATCAGCACCTTCAGCGATGTTCGACGGTGTGTTGGTAAACGCTTCGTAGAAAATATCAAAAGCGTTGGTTGCATCGATTGACGTAGCACCTGAAGTATTCAAGTCAACACAACCATTCGCAACGGTTAAGAATTGATTGAATCCATTCATGAAAGCCAAGTTGCCTGAACCTGAAGCTTTGTTACCTTGCCAAATTAATTTTTCTAATTCGAACGCGTGTAACTCTAAAAGATAGTTAATTAAGATTTGCTCGAATGGCAACGTCTTGTCTTCAGCCATTGCACCCGGACGAAGCGCAAGTTGCGTCCAGAACCCTGCAAGGTCTTTTTGACAAAATCTTTTTAAGTAACCGATTGTTTCAACAGCAATCGCACGATCCGTGAAGATTGTGTCGCCTGAAGGTGACATTGAACAATCACCAGTTTGGTAAACGATTGAATCGTTAAGCAATTTTAATTCTTCGCTTCCTTTGATTCCTTGTTGAATCGCGATATACTGAAGGGTTTGAGCTTCAGTTACGGAACGATGAATAAGGTCTTCACGTTGTTCGTCAACGTATGGTTGTAGACCAGCGACATTATAGTCGAAGTTTGATTTTACGTACTTTTTAATAGACATTTTTATAGGTTTTTATATTGTTTCAAAAATTGTTGTTTGGCAGTCAAGTTGCCAGCTCTTGAAAATTTCTCGTTTTCTTTTGTTTCGTTCGACGGCATCGCCTTGAAGCTTTCGAAGTCAGCTTTCAAAGACGCAATTTCATTTCGAAGTGACGCGTTGTCGTCGGAAATACTTTTCAAGCTTTCAACAACCGCTTCGAAAGTAGTTGTCAAGGTTGAAAGTTTTCCATTGATTATTCCTTCAATTGCTTCAGCGGACATTGATTCCTCGACCGCTTCAGTTTCTTCGCTTGAAGTCATTTCGTTTATCTTTGTTATCACGGCGCTTGCAACGTCGTAAGCTTGTCCCATTTCAAGACCAAGTTCGCTCGCGATTATTTCCGTTACCCCTTCAAGTACAGCTGGTAAAATGTCAGCGGACACCGCTTCAAATTCCGCGCTGGTTTCTTCGGTTGTTACTTCTTCATTTCCACGTTCGTCAGTAACTTCGGAAATGAATCCGTCAGCGTCCACGGTGATTGTTACACCAGTGTAATCGCCACCAAGTGCGTGTGTTCCTTCAGGTGCAGGAATTCGACCTTCGTCGGTTACGATGAAAACTTGTTGACCAGCTTCAAGTGAATCAAATTCAATGGTCGTTTCACCGTCTAATAAAGTTGCCGTCTCGAACGTTTGTTCGGTTGCCGTTTCGAACATGGATTTGATTTTCCCAAGTTCCTTCATTACTTTTTCGTATGCGTTCATGTAGTGTTTTTTATATTATGTTTTCTTGTTCGAAAATTTAGATTTCACCAAGTTCTTTCAATTTAGATTCCGACCAACGAAGTCCAGCTTTGCCACCCCACAACAAGAATGAAATCGTTCCACAAGCCGACGTGTCGCTTTCGTTGTAATAAGCTTCAGCGCGTGACAAGTACGAATACATTCTTTTGATTATGGCAACCGATACGGTGTCACGATTCGCTAAGGTCGTTGCGCGTAAACGACCGACACGCGTTGCACATTTGTTCCCGTTCTTTTCATTCAATTCGATTCCACGTTTCGCGTTATTCGATACCGCTTCAGGATAGTCATTGAACATTCGGATTCGTTCGATGTTGCGTCGCCACAATTGAACCTCTTTCAAGATTGCTTCGAATTCCGATTCCTTGGTCTTGTCCGTTTCAAGCAACGTAAAAACACCTTCAATACTGAAGCCATTGAATTCACCGTTCTTCGCTTTTTCAAACAACGCCTTGTCAGTAACTTTATAAGACACCAACCATGAACCGTCGTTCGCGTCCTTGAATCGTTCAGGCGCGGTGAATCCACGTTCATTGTCAATCTGGTAACTCATAATCATGAACACCCCGTCAACGACCTTGTGCGGATTGTGGTCAAGATTCACGTTGTTAAAATTGTTTCGACGCGCGTAATCGAACACGATGTTTCGAATGGCGTCCTTCGTAAAAACAACGTAGTATTCTTCTTTCGCTTCTTCGTCGTAACGATAAATCGGTGTGTCCGCTGAAATCGCAATCCCGGTGATGACTTGTTGTTCTTCGTTGAATTCGTACTTGACCTTCTTTCCGAACATTTCGAAGTTCTTTTCATGCGCTGGAAATTCGACCAACGAATTGAACGACACCGTTGTTTCTGGATCGTTCAAATCAATCATGATTTCGTAAACTGGTAAATCTTTTTTCATGTTACTATATTATGTAATTTTGTTCGATGACATTTGTATTCCCCTACCGACGAAGTCGCGATGACTTCGACATTCAACAATCAATCCGATTCATTCGGATGTCGTTCCCTGAAGCCAACATCGTTACCGTTGGTGACAAGGTCGCAACCATTGACAACATTCCATGTCCACAATTGAACAACATTCGTGGTTCGGACGTGACGAATAAAATGTTGACGTTTGCCCGTGAACGTGGTGGTTCATTCATCTACATGAACGACGACTTTTATATCACGCCAAAACTTCGCGCCGACATTCCCATTCATGTTGGTGAATTCGAATTGAATCCACGACACCCTTCGCACTATCGTGAAGCCATGTTCAACACGATTGAATTTTTAAAGTATTATGACCGCCCGTTGTGGAATTTCGAAACACATTCGCCAGTGTTAATGGATTCGGACAAGTTGCTTGAAATCTTTGAACTAATCGAATGGCAACGATACAACCATTTCATCAAATCAATTTACCTTAACATGAATTCACCTGAATTGATTCGCAAAGGTGACAACGTCAAGCTTGCAAAAGACAACATTCCAAAAGCTGAAGAATTGCTTCGAACTTATGGTTGCTTTTCCACGTCCGATTCATTCCTAACAACGCGCGGTCGTTCATGGCTTAAAAACTTGTTTTGGATTCCTGAAGTTTAACTTTGTTTTGCGTCGCTGAAATGTCGCTTTCAAGAACGAATACTTGTGACGAAGGAATGTTACTTGTCGTTGCACCTTGTTCACCAAGCAATCCAGCGGTTGACGTTTGTGTGTTCGAAGCCGTGAAGGACGAAGCACCAGCGCCAGCCATTCCACCACCACCACCACCACCAGCAGTTGAAAAGTTCGGTGCGCTTGGTGCTGAACCAGCTTTGTATTGTTGATTCGCGATT